CGATTCGTGTGGCGATCTCGAACAGCGCAACACCGACACCGGCATACATCGACATATTCCGAGGCACACTGGCGCCTCCGCAGATTCAGTATGAGCAAGCAGATCTGTCGCAGAACTTCAGCAAACTTCAGTTCGAAGGACAGGACCGCTCCCGAGACTTTGAGCTGTATTACTTCCAAGATGGTTTGCTCTACGACGGCTATACGGCGGAGGCAGCCATCGGTGACATGATGACACTCGCCGGTTATCCTCCAGCGACATATCTCCTTTATACCGATGTGACAGGTATCAACATCAGTCGGAGTCCTGACATCGCTCGTGGTTATTCGTCATTTGTTCCTCAGCGTGGCGACACGATTGCATCGATGCTGAACAAACTCAAAACCGACTACGCTGCGACATTCGTCACCGGATGGTCTCCGACTACGACTGGCTATAAATACCAGTGGGCGAATCCGTACGACCTGTCATTCGACAGCGTAATGACTTTGTACCAGAGTGTCCCTGCTGCGACAGCTGCTGGCGTCACTGCGGCGCTCCGTCAGAAGCGTGTGGTCCGTCGTATGACCGCGCATTATGAGTCGCCTGAGTGCAATCAAATCACAGTCATTGGACAGGATCCACGAAACGGTGATCTGCTGTATTCGTACAATGCAGACGCAGCGAGCCAGGACGCGACCACACTACCAGCCGACCGACCTTACAACTGGAGGGGGCGACCAGTTCCGTACATTCTCGCTGATCCGAGCATCACAAATGCCGACGTTGCTTACCAGGCGAGAATCTCACTACAGAACCGACTCATGGAAGGGCGCATCCTCATCGAGTGGGAGAGTGACTTTCTGGTTCTGAGCACCACGAATAGACCTCTGTGGGTGCGTGACATCGTGACCATCATGCAGCCTGACGGTGTGACAGTAAAGGGCCTGTATCGAATCGTGGCGATTCCGACAATCGAGTTCGTGGTGGAGAATGGAACCGTGCAGTTCCGCAAAGCAATCTATCGAGGTCAGTACCTCTTCGGTGGCGAATAGTGGCCTACATCGATGGGACACGTACATCGACGCTGACGATGTCGCACACGCAAAACGTCACGGAACGCATCTGGAATCCATTCGCGACGCAACCTCTCGAGCCTGACTACGACACGCATTCAACAGACTTTACCTTCGGCGGACATTTAGGATTCCTCGGTTCGCTCGCCATTGCCACCAGCGTCAATGCACCATCACCTGGTTCGGCATGGACGTGGGAACTTCGTGCGAACCTAGCGGTAAACAACGGACACGGATCGACGAACAGCGGATACGTGGTGCTCGCGTCTGGAAGTGAGACCGGCGCCACGACATACAAAGATGTGAGTGTGACATGTGCTGGCACATTCACAGCATCGGTGTCGACAGATAAGCTGTGGGACGTCACTGAGACCGCATACAGCTCGAGCGTTGCACCGACTGTGTTTCCCCCTCGGACTGCATATCGCTGGCATGAGATGACCACAAGTGGAGCAACGGCGGCCTGTAGCATCACGGCGAATGGTGGAAGTGTCAGCGTGTCCGCAGCTGCGACATCGAGGCGAACAGCAGACTACACCGCGATCCTGTCGGCGAATGGATTCTCGAGTGGTGATGTTCGTCATGACTTCGCTGTGTCATTGGTCAAGGTCAACACGGTCGCTGTGCATGACATCACGCATGCTCACACCTTCCACGCGCAGAGCGCCACGGAGTTCTCTCTCAGCGTGCTCGGAACGACTGACGGCTTCGGCATTGTTTCAACAGCCAGCGCCACCATCAGCACGAGCTCGTGTCTCGATCGCAGTGTCGCTGTCATTGGTCGAACCAGGGCGTGGTCCACATCGTACCCAGACTCACTCACAGTGACCGTCACAGGATTCGATGGTTCCTCCAGGGCGATAACTGGAACAGGCTCGATGTCGGGGTCAGATACCTTCGTGGACTATGCGACCACGACGGTCCTGACGGATCCGGACTACGGGTCGAACACTCTGACTACATCGCTCGATGATGTTCCAGCAAGCATCTCGTGTGCCATTACTGGCGCATCACTTACAGCTGTCGGTGAGGCATCAACTGAGACCAGGTGCATGTTCCGTGGCTTTAGGTTCAATGGCTGGTCACTCGCGTATGCCACAACACGAAGCATCGCGGGAACGACGAACGACAGACTCTTTGCGCCATACGAAGGCATGTCGGGATATCGCTACCTTGACATCCAGATCAAGGCGCAAAGCGGGACCTCAGTCGCTGGAACATTCGTCATCACTGACTATCATGGCAACACCAAAACCTGGAATGTCACAGCTGCGACTACTTCGTATCAGACGGTGACCATCGACCTGTGCAGTCCGGATGCGTGGTCAGTCTCCGCACTTCCACTCACCGATGGCAAGGACAATCCCTACCCGAGGAAGAATACCGCTAGCAGTTCGTACGCTGGCTCAGAGAGCGTAGACTCGGCTTACTGGGGCATCACGTCATGCCAGCGTCTACGCATCGCTACAGGGGCGATTGACCTCGGCACCACGACACTCAAGCAGGACACGGTCAACGGCTTCACGAATAGTCACTATGTCCCGAGTGGTCTGGGATACGAAAACGAACGCATCACACCGGCGATTGTGGCCGAAGTCGACACGACCACTTATTACTATTCACGCCGCTTCTGGCAACAGAACAACGATGGCAGGAACGAAGAAGAGAGCGACTATCGATGGCAAAAGACTGTAGGTGGCGCAACCGGCGTCACGACATACAGTGTCACACCGCTGACCATCGTGGACCTTGTCGGTCAAATTAACACATCCGATGACAGCATTGTTCGACATCCTGGCTGGACCGCCACGAACTCCGTGGCGTATCCGGGCAGTGGTACCTGTAGCGTCTCACAGCCGCCATTGAGGGACTGTTTCCTGAATGGTGGAACTGGTATCAGTACATGGCTATATGGTGGCGGAATCCTCGCAACACCTAACGCCACAACCGGCACTGACTTCGCGTATGGCTTCGAGATCGGTGTCGGCACTATCACAGCACAGACGCTGTTCGACTCAATAAACGGCGACTTCATTCCCGATCTATATGACCCGTTCGATGTCAATGGTGGCACAGACAGTGCTCTCTACCTGCCATTCGGGGCCATTCTTCGAGGGCCAGCGCACGGGATTGTCCTGGACACATCAGGAGATCCGGCGACCAGCGGGACCGTGACGCTCCAGCTCTCGAGTGACAGTTCTTCTCGAGGCACTGACTCCACGTTCGACGCGCTGGGCAACTACCAGACCGGCTCACCGTTTGGACTCGGCAAAGCGAATCACTCCATCCTCATCGGCGCAAATAGCGTCGGTGTCAATCCGATGTACAGCGCCAAGCGACAACGAGCGGTGTTCCGGACGGAGACTCTTGCAGGTAACTGCACGGCTGCTGACGTCTCACCAGCACAGCAAGCGACGTATGGTGTCGTTACAGCTGGTGGCGGCGTCAAGCTGTATCACGCCAGGGCGCACAACGGGACCAACTGGTCAGAGGTTACAACGCCGATCACAGGCGCTGTTTGTCTTAGCCTGGCGTATCAGCGGAATAGCGGCGCCATGTCGCTCATCATAATTGTGGATGACACTGATGGCAGCGTCAAGCGATACCTCACAAGCGACGAAGGGATAACAGTCAGCGTGGCAACAACAATCGGAACCGGCACACATGGCACTGTCTGCGTGTCGCCAAACGGGATGGAGTACATCTTTTTCAGGACATCATCGAGCAACATCCAGCGTGTCAAGCGTGATCCGATGGGCAACGTGATAACAGCTGCGTCAAACGTCGTGACGGGTAACGTGGCCGATGATGAGCTGGCATGTTACTGGCGCCTCGGAGTGATCTACATCATCTACACGCACACCACGAATGGCATCACGATCGTGTCATCTGCTGACGACGCGGAGACCTTCTCTTAAAAAGGAAACGCCTCCAGAGGGGTGCTGGAGGCGTCAGGACTAGGAACTAAGAAACCGGTTGGACAATAGGAGTATACAACATGAGCGAGCGGACAATAGCACTACTGTCGACAGATCTGGCAATGGCGAATGTGGGCATCCAGGAAGTAGGCGAGAACAGAGGCAAAGCTGTCGAAGCGTATCAAGCATCATGTAAACCTCCGGTCCCTGCTGGTTCCCCCTGGTGCGCGGCACACGTGCGCTTCAGGCATAAGCAAGCAGCCACACAGCTCGGCATCACGTACGATGAGACTTTTCCTCGCTCGGCATATTGTCCAGACTGGTCGCGATGGTTCAAGGCAAATTCATTGTGGTTGCCTGTCCAACACATCCGCGATGGCACGACAGCGAAGCGACCACGGCGCGGTGATCTGGCGCTGTTCTACTTCTCTGCTCTCTCCCGCATCGCTCACATCGGTATCGTGACTAAGGTCGAGGAGTGGGGTGTCTATACGGTCGAAGGTAACACGAGTCCGGAGCCAAGCGACGAACTTTCCGTCGAGCGTGATGGCGATGGCCTGTATGCCAAAAAGAGGAACTGGCACGAGCTCGGCAAGTTCGGCGGCTTCGGCTTCGTCAACTTCTGACAAACCAAAAACCATCTGTATACATGGGCTTCGTCCGGTAAACCGGGGCCATGCGACAGATGGTTTCTGTTTGGTTAGTTGTTCGTTCACCGATGTGGGAGCACCGGCATAACGACTATACATTTACCGCCACACATGCACCACTTTTTGTTCGTGCTGTGGATTCTCTTCGATGCGGAAACTCACGATGCCATCGAGCGCAGGATGTACAAAGATGATTGCATCCTCAGCGTTCAATCGCTCCAGGATCTCATGTTCGCTCGCTTTGAGGAGCCACAGGAGACCTTCTGGTTTTTCTTCTACGCGTGTGATTGATGGTTTATTCTCAGCTGGTTTTCTCGCCATAGTTGTTCCCGTTCTTTTTCCATGTCATGGTCAATGTGATGATTTTTGTGGCACCTGGCGCAGTAAGTTATCAGATCTGACATTTGTTCTGCGCCATGGCGTACGTAAGTATTATGGTGACAATGCAGATACTCAGTCGAACCGCATGACTGACAGGTGTGATTGTCACGCTCAAACACAGCTGCTCTAAGCTTCATCCACCGTGCTGTTTTTAGATACCTTGAATGGTAAACCCTTTTTTGTTCGTTGAGATTATGAGGATATTCCGCACGTAACCGATAGTATTCCTCACGTAAATACTCACGGTTTCGGAAGTAGTCATTGTCTGGGTCATATCGAACCTGTGCGTAGATGTGCCCATCATCTGATGCGCGATTGCCATTTAGAATCTTCAGTGCATCGACCTTTTTAATAGGCTTGACCATGTGTCCACAACGTAAGCATCTCATTCGATAATGATCTCGTCCAAGAGAATCTATCTTTTGTGTCATGACAGTAGACTCATGCAGACATTCGTCGAATGTTGGATACACGGGTTTGTGTTGCTTCTCCCATGCTTCAAGGTATTCAGTCCAAGGAGGAAGGTCTGCATGCGGCATCATGTCAGAGAGCTTCAAGCCAGCGCCTCCATCGTGATTGGCAAGTGTTCCAACATAATGTTCTGGACGCTTTGGGCGATGTCGCGATGCTCGAGCTGCGTGTCCTGGCGCGTTCGCAGTTGGACATAATGTATCCACGAGCGGATGCTTCCGCTCATGTACATCGTGGTCGGAGTGCAAAGCGGCAGGACCATGCGAGCAGTCTCCGCAGATATGCCATGTGCGATGAGATCGCGATAGACGTCGGTCGCAAACTCGATTGATGACCCGACCAAATACAGCGCGTCCTGCTGCTCCTTGGTCAGTTCTTCTATCTTCGGTAGTGGGAGGCTGGATTGGCGATTGTGAGCGCCAGCGAGGCGCATCTCTGGGACCTCGATGTCCTCGACCACGGTCGCGTATCGTTGGCTGAACTCCTGGAAGGAGAACGACCGATGTCGGAGCAGCTGCGCGGCGATGGCTCTCGTGGTCTTGACCTCGATGCACATCGACGCCATCTCGAAGATTGACCAGTGTCCGTGACTGACACAAAATCGAAGCAACCTCGTGACATCAGGATTGTCCTGGTTCGCGGGGTTCGAGACCCTGGCGCAATACCCGATGACTGCTTCAGCATCGGGCGTTATCCATACGAGTTTTGTCATTCAACTATCTCCCAATCGGTTTGAAGAGTGTCATAAATGGCGCGACATATATGAAATGATGGTGTGTTATTTGGAAGTATGTCATCGAGTCTTTTTGCCAGTTCCTTCAAGTCTGGACTAGTATTTATAAATTCATTTATTCCAAATCCATCTTTTCTGGAATCAACTTTTGATAATGAAATCCATAGGTCTCCAGCATGAACATCCCATTCTTGCCGTTTGATTTTGTGACCTTTACGCATTGCCCTTACGGCTTGTGTCCATGTCATGTGTTAGGGTCCTCTTCTCCGATCACAAAGTGTGAACCGTTATGATAGCCAGGTATCGGCTTCGGTGTTGGTGCGAGCTTACGCAGCGTGGTCTGCTGTGGCGGTCCTGGCTTGATCTGTGGCCGTGCCTGTTGCTGTTGTGCAGCTCCATTGCCATCGTCATCCTCATCGGATGCCAGCGACAACAATGCACTGAGGCTGTAGCGTCGACCATACGAGAGTGCGCTGCCGAATCCATGCGATGTCTGTTGCATCACTGGAACCTGCACGATACCAGCAATCCACTCACCTGAGCTGTGGATGACACGACTCTCGACCATGATGCTGGTGCTGTGCTCACCGTCGATGGTGTCCAGCACCGACTGCACAACGAACAGACCATGTTTCGCAAGCACAGGTCGAACGACCTCCATGATGGCATCGAGCGATGTGTACTTCGACCTGAACGCTGGATTCGTGGAATCCTTGATGATTGGCTTGATTTCAGCCTGTGCCTTGACCAGCGCTGGCGCAATAGCGCCTATTGTCTCCGACATTTTCATTTCAAACCCCCTATGTGTAAGCCTGCCCGACTGAGCGCGTTCCTAAACGCTGTCGTCCAGTTGATGTTGCGTCGATCAATGATGGCGCCTGCCTGGCTGTAGGACCGCCAGATGCTGACATCATTCACCACTGGGCTGATTGCCCGTGCGATGGCTGGCCACTCATCCTGGCGTGTCTCGTACGCTTCGCGGAGGCAGTTGAGGACATGTGCGAGTGCTTCGTACTTCGTCGTTCGAATCGAACGTGCCCACTCGATCTGTTTCTCGGACCCGCTCATCACAATCGGATTCGGCTCGAGGAGTCGCTGTGTCAGTGACCATGCGCGTTCAGTCGAACGCTTCGACTCACACGCGGCGCAAATCTCAAGCGTCGACGCCATCATGGCCATTTTGTACTTCAGGTCCCCCTGCGTATATCCAACCGTGATGAATGCGGTATGACCGCACTTCCAAGTCAAGTCAACCCGTTCCTGTGTCATCCTGTCCCCCTAGTTTTTCACTTTGATGCAAACGTCACCCATGCCAAAGATGACCACGTCATCATCGACACGGATATCATCGTCTTCGCACTCTTCGATGGCATCGATGGCCTCATCGAGATCGATGTCATGCAGTCCGGAAGGGCTGCTGAGTTGAATCGTCAAACCCTGCTCGATGAACCACTTGACCGTCGCGATAGCTGAACTTTTCATTTTCCTAATCCTTCGTCGTGATGTCCAATCACATCGACATCCTAGCACGGGTTGACATACTGTGTCAACTGTGTGTATAACGATGACATGATTTACGGACATACACAGGTGGATATCGCTGAGAAACTCGGCATCCACAAATCGGCAGTGTGTCGGATGCTCTCCGGCGCTCATGCTGTCAGACAGTCGACCGTCAAGCGCATCGCTGATGCAATCGGTCGCAGTGAATACGAAGTGCAGCTGTGGATCCTGTGCAAGCGTACAGGACAGACTCTCCCTCAATAGACAAAACAGGACTAGGACAAAACAATGGACATCAAACTTTCGTGCATCGTATGCAACAGACAAAACGTCGTGCCTTATGGCCGTGGACATCGCATCTGTGGAATCTGCTCACAGCGTGAGCTCAAGCGTGAGCGACGCCTCCGGACACAGCGCCGCATTCAGATGGTCGGCAGCTTCGTCCTGGTCGTTGGTGCTGTCTGGTTCTCGTGTCTGGTCGCATCCGACTGGAACACACCAAACTCACCAGATCACCGTGCACACCAGGCGATGCAGTCTCGTGACTGACGCCATCACAACATGGTCACAGTATCGAGGTAGCAGACGCACCAGCACCACAGGACTCCTGACGCCCGAGGAGGAGTTCTTTCTCGGGCGCATGGTCCAGGCTGGCACTGATAAAGATAAAGATCGAGCGACCGCTGAGTTTATTAATCACAACGTCCGCATGGTCAGCGCGATCGCGAAGAAGTTTCGTGGTCGTGGATGTGAACACGAAGACATGATCACGGATGGCATGCTCGGACTACATCACGCGGTCCAGCGCTACGACCCGTCACTCGGTCACCGCTTCAGCACCTACGCCACGAACTGGGTCCGCCAGGCTATTGGGCGCGGTGTCGAGAGTCGTGGTCGAGACATCCGTCTACCGTCACACGCCATCGCTAAACTGTCTCACATCAGAGTGTCGCGCCAGGAGTACATCGTCAAGCACGGTGAGACTCCGACACCGGCGGAACTTCTCGCGTACGTCCGTGAAGTTGTGCACACTTACCCGCGATACCTTCACAAGCAAATCGACTCACTGGATGTCAAGTCGCTGACGGAAATCCTCCAGCACGACGTCAAGCTGGTGTCGAGTATCGATGAACCGAACGCATACGGCCAAAGTCGATACGACTTCATGCCATCAGGTGAACCTCCTGTCGGTGACCGTCTAGACAGAGAGATTCTTTACGCGCAGCTGCGTACGGTCATGGAGGTCCTGACGGACCGCGAGATTGCATGTCTTCGCCTTCGCTTTGGGTTCGACGGCCTGTCGGATGGTCGCTCACTCGAGGACGTCGGAATCCTGATCGGCTACAGTCGCGAGCGCATCAGACAGATCCAGGTGCGCGCAATCGACAAATTACGGGTGGCCGCTGGGGCTGATGTCTTGGCGGAGATATTTGAGAGGATGGAACTTTGAACGAGTCCGAACAGCAGATCGCGTTTTTCAACTGGTGTCGCGTGATGAGTGGTAACGATGCGCGCCTGGGAACAATCTTCGCTGTGCCGAATGGTGGCTACAGGTCGAAGGCTACAGGTGGCCGCATGAAGTCCGAAGGACTCAAGGCTGGCGTCTGGGATATCTTCATTCCGGTTCAAATGGGACAGCACTGCGGCATGTGGATCGAGATGAAGTCAGGCAAGAACAAACTAACGCCAGGACAGATCGCGTTTCGTGAGTCTGTTGGTGATGCTTACCTGTGGTTTGTCGCCTATTCCTGGGACGAAGCAGTCGAGGCGACGTGTCGATATCTAGGCATCGCGAGTGGAATCAACTAACAGCTGTTGATTGATTTCATCGGCGAGCTCGATGCTGTGCATCTCACAGATGATGTACCAGACCGCTTTGAGCAGATCGTCAGTCTTATCTTCGCCAGGTTTAGAACCTGCTCGTAAAAGGTATTTGAGAGCATTGCCACGCTTGAAGTCGAGACCATACATCTCGATGATTTCGATGGGCTGAACAGTTCGTGTGCGGTAATGTGGCGGGACCTGCTTGGACATGCAGGGATTATAAGGGGTAGAAATGAATAGAGTTTCACAGGCTGTGACATTTTTGTCATGGCTGTTTGAGCAGTACTCTGACGGCTTCGTCGAGATTCGATGTCTGAATCAAGGACGAAATCAGATGCGCTTCTACGAGCTTCCACGAACGGTCGAAGACTGGACGGGCATCGGCGAAGCATGCGTTCAGTGGAGCGATGAAGGAAATGATGTATACGTCGGCGTGTTGCCGCGCTGGCGTAAAGGAGGAAGGGACACCGATGTTCATTCTGCTGCTGTGGTGTGGTGCGATATTGATGATCTTGCTGGTCTGGATGAGACTGCAACGCTTGCTAAAGTTACAGTCGCGGTACGCTCGGGGAAGGGTCTCCACTGCTACCGTCGACTCAAAATGGCTGGTATTGGGACTAAGCCAACCGAACAGCGAGAGTTTGTACAGCTGCTCGAACGATGGATGCTCACACTCTCGGCGTCCGCTGACGTCAAGTGCAAAAACCCGTCGCGAATATTACGAGTACCTGGAACTCTAAACTGGAAGAACAGGGAACTACCTCGATTGGTGGAACTCGCAAAGTATCCTCCAGAAGCCTGCAGAATCATCGAGGAGACGACATCTACTCATCCATGGGGAGATGAGTGGTCGAGGCTTTTGATCGCCGCAAAAGCGGGGGACCTCCCAAAGCGCGAGCGGGGTAACTGGGACCTCGGACAATACAAGCATGGTCGATACCTGCTGTACTGTTTCAATCACACGGTGATCGGCATCGAGCAGATGCGATGTATGGGCATGGTCGCACATGCCGAGGAGTGTCGTACACTCGTAACCACTGCGCTGGACACGCAGACTTTCTTGGACTAGGAACAACATGGAAGAACTTTCATTAGACGATCTCCGCGCCATGGTGGCCGGAGACATGCAGACGCATGCTCGGATTATCGCTCACGGCGAGCACCACTGGGACAAACTGTGGCAACCTCACCCGGCATCGGGTGGCGCCTTCGGTGGCCGTAATAACGCACTCGTGACACTCTTAGGTTTTCTCCGCGCAAAGCGCTACACCATCGACGTCGCGCAGCTTCAAGCCGTCTGGTGGAGTGACACGTATTGTGATCCGCCACTGGACCGCGAAGTCATCCTCGAGACAGTCGGTCGATTCTGGTCACAATGGGCAGCAGGTACCGTGCCCGATGACCTGCCTGGCGGCCAGACTCTCGCTCCCTGGGAGGTGTGGGACTGGACACGAATGGAGATCGAGGAGGAGAAGCTCGGTAAACAGTCCTGGCTGATTCCTCATGTACTCTCGACTGGCGGACTTCATTATCTTTCATCGCCACCAGGCAGTGGCAAAACGTGGGTGATGTGCGATCTCATTCGCGCCTGTTGCTTTGGTGGCAAGTGGCTCAATGAGTTTGAGATTCCACAGACTCGCGTCCTTTACCTCGATGAAGAGATGGGCGTCCAGAAGGTCCTAGAACGGCTGAGGAAGCTCGGAATGCGCTCGGCTGAGGGAATGGGCTACCTTAACCGTGTAGGCATCAGGTTCGACCAACCGCTTGATGTGGAGCGAATCGTGAAACATTGCCAGTCGCAGGGTATTGGCCTGGTGCTCATCGACTCACTGGTCCGCATCCATGGCATGGATGAGAATGACAACTCGCAAATGCGGAAACTCTACGACGCGTTCAAGAAACTCCTGGACAACGGAATCACTGTCCTGATCGCTCACCACAATCGCAAGGGTGGCACTGATTCGACGGTCAAGCACGAAGGTATGCGAGGCGCTGCGGAGATTGTCGCAGCTGCTGACATGGCCTACAGCGTCGAGAAGCAGGCGAACGGGTTGTATCGCATGTTCGTGACTAAGGGCCGCCTGATCAGTGATGAGGACGCGATCGACGTGACGTTTGAGATCCGCGATGAAGATGGCCTCACACAGGTGCGAACACTTGACGCCGGCGCCAGGAGCGAGGTCATCACACAAGAGATCCGCTCGAAACTCATTGAGCTCATCAGTGACTCACCAGGCATCACACAGTCACGCCTGATTGATTTGTGTGGCAGTCGCAGATCGGTCGTTATTGCCACACTAGCAGACCTCGAAGCGAGTCGGATTGTGATGTTCGAGAAGGGTCCGAAGAACGCAAAACAGTACAGTCCAACAGGCATGCTTTAAGGCCATTTCTGCTGTTCCCGCTGCTGTTCCCGTGCTGTTCCCCCTTAAGTATGAGAAAACGGGAACAGCAGACAGAAAACCCCCCTTTGGAAACCCCCCCTGCGAGCATGTAAGTGTGCTCGCTAAGGGGTCTTAAGTCGAAACTGTCCCTGCGGGCCGGACGCTTACGCTGGCCCGCTAGTACAGCATCGACTTTTATGTTTGACAAGTGGTTTGATGTTTGGTAATGTCAACTTTGATGGTGCTGGTGGAAACACCTTTGGATTGGTAACTGAGCCAGCACTGTCACAGAGTGGTCTTTTAGACCAAAGGAGAAATAGAGTTATGGGTTTCTTTTCAAACGCCACGTTCAACGATGGCGCATCACAGTTCGAAGCAGCTGTCGCAGGCTCTTATGTCTGTCGTCTTGCAAACGTCGAGAGCATCGACCGACCATCGTACGATGATCCGAATGTTATGCTTCCGAACTTCAAGTTCACATTTGAAACCACTGAGTATGGCGATTCCAACAGCAACGCGTTTCGCTTCGTCAAGTTTACGCGCCAGGGCTATGGTTCCGATAAGGCAGCACTCACGATCCTGCTTGACGGCATGCTCGGACGCCGCTTGACACAAGCAGAGTTTCATAACCTTGACATCGACTCGCTCCTGGCTAAGGAGTGGATGGTCACTGTCGACTCGAAGCTCAACACGCGTGGTTATCAAACCAACGCCATCGTGTCCGTTTCACCAGTCAGTGCCAAGAAGAAACTGACCAAGATCGCACAGCCAGCGATCAAAACCGATGACATCGAAGACCCCTTCGGTGAAGACGCCAGCGAGTAACCATCTCCCGGTTGCCAACGACTCGCTGACGAACCAGGCACATCATCCGAACGGTGTGCCTGGTCTTTTACTTTGAAGGGGAGAATCAATGTCGAAGAACACAAAGCTCGAGGAGCGAACACAACTCCTGGTGCAAATCAAGGAAATCAGAGCTGCTGGTAACAGCATCAGTCGAACCGCGCAGATCATGAAGATGACACGCGGGACAGTCCAGCGATGGATCAATGAAGAAAAGCCAGACAGGGTAGTCAAGAAAATGGACCCGTACATTTCACTCGATGAAAAGACCGCGACCGTTATCAAGTGGGCGGAGCTCATCGCAAGCGGTGAGACACGAAGCAAAGCAGCCGAAGTCGTCGGTTATCCAATAATGATGATAAATCGATGGATGATGAGCGAACCTTCACTGCGTGTGGAGTTTCAGGAATCTGTCGGGAAGAAACAAAACAATCATGGTGGCCGCAAATCCTTCGAGTCAATCATGACAGATGTACGCGCAGGACGTCCTGTGTGGCGTGATGGCGCTCGTTTCAAGCTTCAGCTGGTCGAATCTGCATTGATGCGATACGAGCTCGATGGCGCTAACGTGTGGAGGTGCAAGGGTTTTGCAACGTTATCAGGCAATGATGTCCTGGCGCGAGATTGGCTGGTAATGACAAATGAAGTTTGAACACGTAATACAACACTTGATGCATGGCAAACCGATCACACGCGTATGCTTTGACCACGATGTCTACATCCGATACTCCGACCTTTTCGAAGCTTTCGTCATGCACACCGGGACAGAGTCCAAGACTCTACAAGGCCTCACACTCGATCCTGAATCGCTGTTCGCGACTGACTGGATGTGGGGCGAAGATCACCCGGTCAAGGATGAGATCACATGGACACGGACAACATCGTAAGGAGCATCATGGCGAAGCCATGGTCCAACACCTACAGTCTGCTCAAGGCCATCGGAGCGTCCAGTGACCAGGTCGATGAAGCATGGCGCGACTACCGTCGCAAGTACATGCGGAGTCAGCGCTGGCAGGACATTCGGACGAAGGCGCTTGAGCGGTCAGGTAGAACGTGTGAGCAGTGTGGCCGTCGACAGGACGACGGCTACAAGCTCGATGTCCATCACATCACCTACATCAGACTCGGTGGCGAACTGATGGAGGATGTGCAGGTCCTGTGTTACTTATGCCACGGACAGCTGCACTACAGGCGCAGAGTGCGCCAGGATGAGACAGAATAGCATCATGGCACGAGGTAATACAACAGAACCTGAGATTCTCGCACAGGTCGAATCGGCTTTGATCGCTGGTCAAAGTCCTTCGGTTATTGCACGGTCGTGTGGATTACCACGCACGACCATCATCTCGATCAGGGACAGAATGACGACTCCTGTCGAACAGAGTCGACATGACATCACCACGACGATTCTTCCGACAAAGTCTCTCGATGATCTACTGACATCTGTGCTCGAGGACAGCCTGAAGGCGCTACAGGCGATAGCACGTACAGCGCAGAGTGAGCGTTACATCAATGGCCAATCAGCTGCCCAAATTGCAGCTCTCCATGAGCGCATTGCGAACTTCTCGATACAACTTCTCTCCGCCGCAGCCGAACCAAGCCAGGACAACAACTAGCGCGCAGACAGCTCTGTGTTATCTCGACTACCTTCGAGAGACTCTACCGCCTGGCTGGTCTTTTACAGCTCGGCATCTCATCGCCATCGCGTCGCACCTTGACGCTGTGGAGCGTGGTGAGATTGACAGACTCGCGATCCACATGCCGCCACGTCATGGCAAAACAGAGACAGTCACGGTCCGCTACGGCGCCTATTGCATCGAACGAGATTCAAGCGCGAACGTGTTGGTCACTGGCTATAACGAGCGCATCGCGAGACGCTTCTCGCGTAAGTCCAGACAGATCGTTTCGTCCAGGACAAAGCTCGCGAAGGACAACGCCGCACAGGATGAGTGGAGCTTACCGGAGGGCGGAACCTTCATGGCGCGTGGTGTAGGCAGTCCTCCGACCGGCGTCGGCTTCAAGCGCATCATCATCGATGACCCGATCAGGAGTCGTGAGGATGCTGAGTCTTCGCTGTATCGTGACAAAGCATGGGACTGGTACACGGACGACCTCTACACGAGGCTCGAGCCTAAGGGCGCTCTCATCATTGTCTCGACCAGGTGGCATCACGACGACATCACCGCTCGCGCAATCAGCTCGGAACCTCATCGATGGACCGTGCTGAACCTTCCAGCCATAGCGGAGGAGAAGGACCAGATCGGTCGAATGCCTGGCGAAGCTTTGTGGCCTGAACGATACGACGTCAAGGAACTCGGACGCATCAAGGAGGTCATGGTCGCGAACTCCGGGGACTACGGGTGGAGTGCTTTGTACCAGCAACATCCGACACCTCGCGAGGGTTCGTTCTTCAAGAGTGACCGGATCACCATCGAGCATGCCACGCCGAACCTCACGAAGATGTCCCGTGCCTGGGACCTCGCAGCCACAGCTGGAAGTGGTGACTACACGGTCGGGGTCAAGATGGGCCGTGATGCCGATGGCCGCATCTGGATACTCGATGTCGTGCGTGGCCAGTATGACACCGACCAGCGCGATAAAGTTATAAAGCAGACAGCTGCTCTCGATGGACGTGGTATCAGGATCCGACTACCGCAGGACCCGGGCCAGGCTGGCAAGAGTCAAGCGATGCACATGCTCCGACTCCTGCATGGTAGTGCTGTGACAGTCCTGCCGGTGACAGGTGCGAAGGATGTGCGCGCTGAACCGTTCGCATCTCAGGTCGCTGGCGGAAACGTGTACATGGTCGCAGCTTCGTGGAATCGCGAACTCCTGGACGAAATGCGGACATTCCCGCTCGGTAAGAATGACGATATCGTCGACGCATTGACTGACGCCTACGACGAGCTCGTCGGTCGTGGCGGTGGGTGGGGTGCAGTCTAGCACATGATAGGAACACAATAGTCATATGGGACTCTTTGACAAACTTCTCGGAAAAGCAACCGCATCACCGTCCGCGCTGCTTCCGCCGCCGCTGATCCAGCGCCAAACGTCCTATTTCACTGGCACTGGGAACGGCGACTTTTGGTCCCTGCTGACACGTAACCTTCCAGGCTCAAGTTTCAACTGGAGGAACCAGGCCGGTGACCTGATGCTTAATAGCATCGTCGCGATCGGCATGGACTGGTACATTCGCAACTGGAGCCAGGGTGTTCCTGTCGTCAGGCGACCGATGCCAGATGGCCAGGTCGAGACAGTCGCAGATCACCCGATCTTGCAGCTGCTCGCGCAGCCAACACCGAACGTTCCGCCTTCGCTCGTGTGGTCGTGGATTCTCCCTGACTACCAGCTGCTCGGAAACGCCTATTTCCGGAAGGTCCGCGTGTCTGGTCGTGTCGTCGGTCTGCAATACCTGGCTGCTGACATGATGAGGCCTGTCGGTAACAAGGTCAATCCGCTCATCAAGTATCAGTACACCGTCGATGGCACGTCGTACGACATCGCGCTCGAGGACTTGATTCACATTCGGTATGGTCGAGATCCGCAAGACTCTCGCTTCGGTCGCTCTCCTGTCACGTCTGTGCTTCGTGAGATCGCCACCGACAACGTGGCCGCATCAGCTGCATTCGGCATGGTTCGCAACGGTGGCATGCCATCGATCATGGTCGGGCCTGACTATAAAGGCGGCGTGGAAGACCTCAGCGAAGACGACGCCAGACAAACAAAGCGGAAACTTCAACAGGACTTCACCGGCGACAATGCCGGCAGCGTGTTGGTGATGACTGGACCATTCAAGGTCGAGCAGGTATCACACAAACCATCCGAGATGGCGTTCGACGAGATCAGACGCAAACCGGAAGAGCGCGTCTGTGCAGCTCTCGGACTCAATCCGCTGGTCCTGCAGCTCGGCAGCGGCCTCGAGCGCGCAACATACTCGAACCTCGAGCAGGCAACACGATCAGCGTGGACTGATGGAATGATTCCTTTGATGCGTCAGATGTCCGAAGCGCTCACCATTGCACTGCTTCCAGATTATGAGGAAACGAAACCAGGCGACTACCTTGAGTTCGATGTAACGAATGTCCCGTCACTCCAGGCTGACCTCAATGAGGACGCAGAGAGAGCGGAGCGACTCTACAAGAGTGGCATCGTGGACCTCGCAACCGCGAAGCGTGTCGCTGGTGTGACGCCTTCGGATGATGACGAAGGTTATTATCATCCGACTGCTGTTCCAGTCTCGAAGGATGGTCAGGAAGTTCTAGTTCCTGCGCCAGTCCAAACTGTGGCCAAAGCATACACGCAAGAAGAAACTACAAATGAGCCAGGGCTGAAGTTCTTTCCTTCCAAAGAAATGAAGGAGGAAGCACAACGCGCCATCGAGTGGCGTGATGCTGGTCACGATGGTGGAACCACTGTCGCATGGGCGAGAGCAAACCAGATCATCAGCGGTGAGAAACTCAGCGAGTCGACTGTCCTTCGGATGTATTCGTTTTTCCGACGTCACGAAGTAGACAAGCAGGCGCAAGGATTCCGACCAGGCGAGGATGGTTATCCATCCGCTGGTCGTGTGGCATGGGCTGCATGGGGTGGCGATGCTGGATATCGCTGGGCTACAGCTGCGCGTAAAGAGATCCTCAAGAAAATGGCACCGAAGGAAAACGGCAAGTCATATCATCCGTACTATGGTTACGAGCTGACAGACGCCGATGCCTGACATCTATCAAGTCAATGAGTCCTACCGTAATCGGCTCAGATTCCGTGAGAACGAAGCACTCGCGGAGATGCGACGGACATACGGTGTTCTCCAGGCTGACAATCTCCAGCGCCTCGAAGCGGTGACAACCGCCATCGAGGAAGCACAGTCAGCAGGTGAGGACATCAGTGGCCTCAGCGAGTACATGCTCCGCCTCGAGGCACTGAATGCTCAGATGGCTGAACAGGTCACGCGCTGGGCGCCACAAGCGACCGACATCGCCACGAATGGACAACGTCGCGCTATACAGCTGTCGCTGGACATTCAAGAGGATCTCGTGCGAGCAGTCGCAGGAGTTCCTCAGTCCGTGAGTCTCACCGCTGATCTGATGTGGAACCGTCTCCCCGTCGAAGCGATAACCAACGTCGTAGGCTTCGCGGCTGACGGCTCACCGCTCGGCGCGCTGTTCGAAGCGATAGGGCCGTTCGCACTGGACCATGTCACGATCGGCATCGCGCAGGGTCTCAATCCGCTTCAGGTCGCACGACGCATGGCAAGGACGTACGAAACTCTCGCTCCTTCACGAGCTGCTACCATCGCACGAACAGAGATGATTCGTGCCAATCGCGAAGCACAGCGACAGACCTTCGAGGCGAATCTGAGTATCGTTCGTGGGTGGCGTCGCATCTCAGCTGGTGATGTGAACGTGTGCCCTGTGTGTTGGTCACTGCACGGAGATCCGAATCCAGTTGCAGATATTGTTCCCTCGCATCCAAACTGTAGATGTACGATCGTCCCGATCACACCGACGTACGCCGAACTTGCAGGACTTCCGCCAGGGAGCTTCGATGAACCGGAAGAGATGCCGGACAAGGAAGAGCAGTTCAGGATGCTGAGTGAAGCGGAGCGTCGGCAGGTCTTAGGACCTTCGCGATATCGTTTGTGGGAGACAGGCACACCTCTCAGTGCATTCGGTAAAGTAGTACCGAACGCGGAGTGGGGACCACAGGCCGTGGTCGTGCCGGTCAAGGAGTTATGATGCAGACTTTGGTATCCTTCGGTGATGCAATCAAAGCAGATGACAACGGTCGTGTGCGTGGTTACCTGGTGCGCTTCGGCGGCGCCGACCTCGAGGGCGACTACTTCACAGCTGCGACTGATTTTGGACGACCGATGAAGTCTGGTGAGAGAGTGCCGATGAACCTCTACTATCATCACGGCCAGGACAAGCAGGTCGGGAAGTCACGCATCGGAACCGGCTACATCACCATGGACGACAAGGGTCTCTGGTATGAGAGCCAGGTGGAGATGGCTGACCAGTATCAGAAGATGATCCAGGAACTCGCGAAGTCTGGCAAGCTTGGATATTCGTCCGGCGCCACTGGTCACATGGTCGAGCGTAAGAAAATGGCCGATGGCCGATACGAGATCACACGCTGGCCGATCGGTGAGGCATCGCTGACACCGACACCAGCCGAACCAATGAACATGGTCAAAAGTCTAAAAGACATGTATGGCGACATGGAGGATGATGGCATGGAAGAAGAAGAGATGATTATCCCTGTCGCACCTGGCGAAGACGTTGCAACCTTTGTCGAGAACGTCTACGGCGACCTTGACAAGGAAATGGTCCATGAAGGACTTGAGGCGCTCTACGAGCGTCTCTGTGCAGGTGTTACAGCTGCATATGACAGTGGACTCGGCAGTGGACATGTGGATGCGATCATCGATGCATTCGCAGTTCGTGCCAAGGAACTGAACAGCAAAGTAAAGGATCCGGCAGCGGAAGTGCAATCGATGAAGTCGAAGCACGAGCGACCGACATCCATCCGAGAAGTGGAGCGACGTCTGCGAGATGCAGTTCGTCTCTCACGTAGCGAGTCGACAAGATTCGCCAAAACCATCTGGAACGAGCTTCGAGACGAAGCGTCGAGCGAAGATGTAAACATCATCGACCAACCGAGCGAAGTGGACGAAGCGAAGAACGCTCTCCTCCGCCAGCTCATGATCCTGGAGTTATCCTAATGAACATCGAACAACTCGAAGCACAGCGACAATCGACTATCGCAGCTGCAAAAGAAGTCCTCATCAACGGCGGCGATATGTCCGAAGCGAATCGCCTTCATCAATCCGCAAAGTCTCTCTCTGAGCGCATCGACATGCTCAAGGAGTTCGGCTCCGTGCCTGCTCCTGTCGCATCTGAAGCGCCAAAGTCTGAGCCATGGAAGTCTGGCGGAGTAACACGGAACCCGTTCCCTGGAACGCGTGACGAAGCAAACTTCAAAGCATACGCATTCGGTCAGTGGGTCCGTGGATCTGTTCTTGGCAACGCCAAAGCAGCAAAGTGGTGTGCAGAGAATGGCATCAAGTCACAGACCGAAGGCACGAACAGTGAAGGTGGCTTCACGGTTCCTGAAATCGTTTCGTCCAGCCTGATCTGGCTCCGCAACGAGTACGGAATCGCACGTCGCTACAGCCGCATCTACCCGATGACATCTGACACTCTCAATGTGCCAAATGCATCGACCAGCACCACGACTTACTACCCTGGAGAAGCAACGGCGATCACTGCGTCCGACGTGGTATTCAGCCAAGTACAGCTCCTTGCGAAGAAACTCGCCATTCTGACAATCGTGTCGAAGGAACTGAACGAAGACACCGTCATCGACTTCGGTGCAATGTTGGCGCAGGACTTTGCATACGGCCTAGCACTCGCTGAGGATGCAGCTGCATTCCAGGGCGATGGCACATCGACGTATGGCTCCATCACTGGAATCATGCCACGAATCAAGGCGCTGTCCGGAACCTTTACTTCCATCGCATCGATGGTCGTTGGACCAGTCGGTACAGCTTCTGCACTCTCGAGCTTTACCCTGGCGAACTTCCAGTCAATGGTCGCGAAGCTTCAGCCATATGCAAATCAGCCACGCTGGTACATGCATAAAAACGTGTTCTACAGCGGCGTCGCAGACAAGTTGATTGCACTCTCTGGAAACTCGATCATGGACATCCAAAATGCGTACGGCGCTGAGCCAACGCTTTTCGGAATCCCGATCTCGTTTGTTCAGAACATGCCATCGGCACCAGCTGCGTCTCGTACCATCGCAGTCCTCGGAGATCTCTCCAAGGGTGTCGCCTTCGGCGATCGTCGTGGTGTTAGCGTTGAGGTATCCGACCAGGTCAAGTTCATCGAGGACGCGCTCACGTTCAAGGCAACCGAGCGCTACGCCTTCAATGCTTTTGATGTTGGAAACGTAACCGCGACCGTCGGCGACCAGGTCCCAGGTTCGCTCATCGTTCTTCAGTGTGCTGCCACATAGGCCGTAGCACCTTCGCAGTCAAGGGGAGCGGGATACCATTCCCGTTCCCTTTTTGTTTTTAGGATGTACACATGCCACTCACAAGAACTCAAGCACTCGACCGACTCGCATGGATGACCGCATCCGACCAGTATCCTTTTCTGGATTCGACTGCGCTCCAGCAGCTCGTGGACGATCACGCTCGCTGGACTGTCTGGACCGCATCCACAGCCTTCGTGGTCGGCGACATCATCATCCCGACCGTGGCGAATGGCAGACTCTACCAGTGCGTCATCGCAGGGACATCGAGCGCCACGGAGCCGCAGTTCCCACAGTGGACCAGGACAACAGGCTACAGCGTCAATGACGGATCAGGTGACCTGTTGTGGCAGGACATAGGACCCGCCAACATCGAGCGCTATGACATTCGCACAGCTGCGCGACAGGGCTGGATTCGCAAAGCGTCCAGCATCACGCACCTCATTGACGTCAAGGATGGTCAGGTCGACGCTAAAATGGCCGTGCTCCGCGAGCATTGTCTCGACCAGGCGAAGCGATTCTCACCGATGGTGTTCGTATGATTCCAGCAGCTTATTCCACAGCGCTCAAGAACGCGATCCAGGCGTATTCCTACGCTGACCGTGTCGCGATCTGGCGAACCGTCAATCAGGCGGATGGCATCGGTGGCGTGGCACAGCACTGGATACAGGTCGCTGAGATCCGTGGCACCATAAGCAACACCGGCGACACTGAAGGCGTGGTGGGTGGCATGATCGAGCAGTCTGGTACATGGACGCTCACATGCTCACCAGACATCGAAGTCAAGGCCGATGACAGGATATACACCAGCGGAAATCCGCAAAACCTAGCGCCATACTACGAAGTCATCGGCAGCGACTACGGCCACACTAACGCAGTCAGTCAGACCATCGGACTCCGCGCCAGGACAAACGGCTAACTGTATCCACTGCGTGGTGCAAGCTTGGACCTTATCGCACCATGATAAAGGTGAAGTCATTGGTGGAGTAGTCTATGAGTCCAGAGATGTGGGTCCAAATCGGTATACAGGCGTTTATCACGACGGTGTCAATCGGTGCCGCTTGGGTGGCATTGCAGGTCAGGCTGACGCGCCTGGAGACTCAGGTGGCACACATCATCTCGACACTCGATGGACAACAGCAAGAAGTGCGCCGCATAGAACAGCGACTCGGTAAACTTGAAAACAAGGTCAGCGCGTTGGAGGCAGTAATAAACCGATGAACAGCATTTCAATCAAGAGACTCGTGGTCGTTGTGATCGTGGCTTTTACAGCTGCTTTCACTTCCGTTTTCGGTGATGGCGTCAGAACGTCTGAAGCACACGACATCTCGGAGCTGGGCGCAGTGCTGGCACTCTACGGCTCGAAGGCGGTAGCGGCGGGTGTCTCCGCTGCGGTGTCGAGTGTGCTGGCGTTCTTGACGATGCCTTTCAAGGGTGTGCAAGCGAACAGCTTGAAGGTAGGCAAATGAACCTGCAAAACTACAGGCTGGAGCCTAACCCTAACGTCCCCGGTGACTGGATTGTATTTGGTGATATCTACGACAATGACGGCAATCTATTGGGTACGTTTGGGCCTGATGGCACTAGCGTCTTTGCTTGGTGGGCTTTACAAGACGCGCAGTTTCAACAGAGCTATTGCAATCAATTTGCGGTGATTATGGCTCAAGAAATCGTGAATGGAACCGCTGAATAATGGCAACGTATTATGTAAGGCCTGACGGCAACAATGGCAACACTGGCACTGGTCAGTCTGCTGGACAGGCGTGGCAAACACTTACCAAGGCACTAGGCGCAACAGGCATCGCATCAGGTGACACTGTCTACATCGCTCCCGGTTCATATAATGAATCGGTGACCATCGGCATGACATCAGCCACTGCGACAACGTTTGTTATTGGTGACCCTACAGCAGCGCAGTTTACAGGCATAACAGCAGGGCCTGTGCTTTGGACTATTTACACATCAGTCGGTGCATCGCCTACGCTGACGTCTATAATCGCCACTAGCAAGAACTTTCTATCGTTTCAAAATATAATTTTTGACGGTGGATCCGTAGCGTTTACAACAAGTACAAATTTATCATTTACAAAATGCCAATTTACAGGCACATCCTTGACCGCTGGAAACATGTTAACGGTCACGTCTCCGACTAGTACGGCAATGAACTTAACTGTCGCGTCTTGTAGTTTTATAGGTGGATTTACACATATTGCCTTAACTGGACAAAATGTAAGCGACAGCACCAGTATTTCTGATTGTTTATTTTTAGGAGCTAGACAAGATCAGATAAATATTACTAACATACAAACATCATGTATTAACAATACCCATATGGTGACTGGACTTTCTGCTGGAATTTACAATACTGGCGGCAGTGTTTCATTCCCATCAACTGTTACTAATTCATTGTTTTACAATCTTATTTTTGCAATATATTCAAATACAGCAAATGTATTGACCCAATCCTTTAATCGTATAATTGCTTGTTTTACTTCCGTAACTAATGTTGCAACGAGTGTAACAACCACAAGTACGTTTAACCACGGGCTAATACTTCCTTATTATTTGCAAAACGGATTAGGCACGTTTCAGATGTTTTCAAGTATTTCTGCAGGCCCAAACACAGCGGCAGGAACGGCAACTGGCGCACCTGCTACCGACATGTATGGCGTGACGTGGACAGGTGCAACGCCAGACACTGGCTCGGCAACCTATCGAAATATTGGTTCTGTGTCCCCTTACATACCGACCGAGCGGAACGCCTCCGCCATCACTATCGCTCCCGCCTCCACTTCACAAAGCATCGAACTCTACCTCGGTGCTACAGGACTCACAGCCTCCACAAGCGGTCTCACAGCCCGATACAACCGCACACGCACTGCATCTGTAAGCATCACTCTAGTAGCCCGTACCATCGCTCAGGCGTGGACTTCTGGCGGCTTTGCTGAGGTTGACGCAACCAACATGCCGGGAGTCTACAGACTTGACGTTCCTGATGCTGCGCTTGCGGCTGGTGCTGACGATGTAACGATTGTTGTACGTGGTGCGTCTGGTACTAACGGTGCGGTGATGACGGTGAAGTTGAGCAGTGGTGGCTTGACGGCAGCGCAGACAGCCGCAGCAGTGTGGGATGAGCCGTACACCTCGCACACAACAGCAAGCACGTTTGGAGCACGAACACTAAAGACAACGGTCGACAATCGTCCTGTGGATGTGGGGACATCGTTCCACATCCAGTCTAATGTCCACGCGATTGTCGATTCAACAGCAGCTGCTTCCGAGCTATCTGGCGCTCTCCTTCACAACGGTACTGACTACATCTCAGCAGAACTTCTCTCGCCAGTGTCAGCAGCGACCAGCGTACACATCGGACCTTATCAACTCCTGGCTGATGGCTTAGGTGCTGATCAGCCGCTCGATGTCAATGTCGGCACCGCCACGAGCATCGATGTCCAGGTCACTGATGCGAATGGGACAGGCATCGACATCACTGGTGCGACAGTCAGCGCGAAGGTCTACAGCTCAGCGGGTACACTCGTGGCCACATACAGTGGAACTGCGACGTATGCGGACAATGGCAGACTGTCATTCGGTTTGACGACTACGGTCACGAACACGTCTGGCACGTACACTGTAACTGTGACCAGAACAACCGGCGCGACCGACACGCAGATCTTTGGACCACTTCGACTTTATGTGAGGCCAGTATGAGTGTGAACATCCTTCAGATAACCGAAGATCCGGAACAGGTCACGCAAATTGCGGCCTGGACAGGAGACTGGCACACTTACGTTTTGCGCCTGGTCGATGACAACGGCTCACCGATTGACATCACGACAGGCACTCTCGCCGCCACGTATACCAATGCCGCCACAGGCGTCGCGTATAGCTTCGTGACAGGAACAGTCACGCTCACGAAGTCTCTGTCCTCACAGGGCATTGTGACGATCCTGAACCCCGCTGCATATCCAACAGCAGCTGTCGTGCGTCTGACTTTGTCCTTTACTGTGTCGACTACGGTGCGACGCTTCGGTCCACTGCTCATCGAGGTTCTAGCACCGTGACCGTCAAGGTCGACCTGTCCGGCTTCGATGACGCGGAGCAACGTTTTCGCATGCTGGCTATTTTTCTCCAGAATGCGGTGAGCGCTTCGTACACTGGAATGATCGCACTCATGACAGGCGCAAAGTCAGGACGACGCTACAAGGTCGGCGGGACAGTCTATCAAGCATCCGCGCCAGGACAAGCACCAGCGGTGCGAACAGGATTCCTGCGGACATCGATCACAATTGGCAAAGTCAACGACTACGAATATGTGATCAGCATCGCGGCGCCTTATGGAAAGATCTTGGAGTTTCAGAAGAACAGACCGTTCGCGATACCTGCCAGCACGAAGGCATGGAATGTTTTCACAGGCGTGGTGAGGAAGTACTTCAATGGTTGAATCCTTAGTCGTTGATGAGTGGATCTATGACACACTCACAGCTGATGCAACGCTTCAGGGACTGCTGGCGGTAGACAATCGATCGCCTTCGTACCAGCAAGGTATCTATTTGTACCTCGCTCCGGAAAAGGACCCGATCAGTCTGCGACAGCCACAGGTTCCCTACATCGTTGTACGTCACACTGACGCTGGCCAGGACGACACAACGGCCATGTGTGGCGGTCGAATCCTCACGAGTTCTGTGCACCAGGTGTGGTGCTGGGACACACAGAGTGGTGCAGTCTCGATGGCGCGTATCAAGGGCATCGTGGACCGAATCGATACACTACTAAACCGACAGACAGTAAACACGACGACTCCTGTCTTTTTCCTGAATCGCGCATCCGTCAGTTCATCTGTCGACGTGTCGCAGGATGGTCGCGTCGATAATGGCATCGCTCAGATTTACGTTGCCACAATAACACCAGAGGTATAACTATGGCCCGTCCGCTTCTCGCTAAAGATGTAACACTTACAATCACTTTCACCGCTGCCGCTTTGACTGGCGACACGATTGCACTTCCGACCACAACCGCAACATCGGTGGTTTGTCTGGCTAAGTCGTTCAGCACAACAGTCACACAGAACATGGTCAACGCCACTGCTTTGTGCGCGGTCTACGAAGCATCACTCCCAACGACACAGGCTGGTACGGTCAATATTGAACTGTACATCGATAACACTACTGGTCCTCTTTTCGTATCAAAACTCGGATTCGGTTGTGAGATCGATGTCGACCTTGATGGCGCAGCTTCCGTTGCTGGCAACGTCGTGAAGTATTTTGGTATGGTGACAGAAGCAGGGCTGTCCCTGACTCCGGAAGAAACACAGACCGAAACCGCGACCATCAAGCTTGGCGTGTCCGGCATCACTGGTCTGTCAGGATCATAATTTGAGTAATTCAATCTTCGACAATATTCCTAAATCAGAAGGTCGACCAAATCACGTAGTCGACATCGAGCGCTTTATCGGTGCGCCAGGCAGTTTCACATTTCGTGAACCGAAGGCATCCGACCTATTCCCTCGACCTGAAGTACAGAAGGCGTTGAAGATTGGATTCCCTGAGTTTCCTGACCAGATGCTCCAGATTCTGATGATCATGGCGCGCTGTTATGTGATTCAGCCTGGCGATGGTGAAATCAATCCTGGACGTCGTTTCGCACAGTTGGCTCGTGACCGCTCCGAAATATACCTCTATGTAGTCGGAGAGTTTGCGAAGGCATTCCCTATTGATATCGAAGCGGCGGTAGACGAAGTCCCAAACGACTAGGTGGGGTGGCGCAGAAGATTCTCTACACTTCGGTGAGGCATCTTAAGCGCCATCCCAGCGAGACAGATTTGACTCTGGATGAGTTCGCCGAAGTCGCATGGGCTGGTGAAGTCTGGGAAAATCAAATCGTTGAGATCGTCAAGGCCGTGATGTCGGTGCTGGCGAAAAGGACATTCTAATGGCGCTTGGCATCTTCGATATTGTTTTCAAAATTACAGGCGCCGGTGATGCTGTTCAGTCGCTTAAGAACATCAAGACCGAAGCAAAGTCAACGGCTGACAGCCTGGACAAAACCAAAGACAGTACATCCGCCCTCGCAGGTCAGGTCAAAGGTCTACTCGTCGGTGGCGCAGTCATTGGATTCGCTAAAGGTGCACTTGATGCAGCTGCACAATATGACTCACTGACACGCGCTGTCGCGACCACTGTTACCACAACAGACGAACTCACAGCGCAGATGGGACGCCTCGAACAGATCGCCGCGCTTCCAGGCATTAACCTCGAACAATCCATTCGTGGATTCATAGGTCTTCGTTCGGTGAAGCTCACTGCTGGAGAAGCGGAATCAGCACTAAAGGGAATGGCGAACGCTATCGCTGCTACTGGTGGATCTGCTGAGACACTAGGTCAGATGACTAAAGGTCTGACCGACATGGCTGGCAAGGCAACTGTTTCACAAGAAGAAATAAATCAGTTGGTCGAAGCCAGTGCTGTCGCAGGAAATGCCATCGAGGCGGCGTTCGGAACACGAAGTGGTGAAGCGATCTCAAAGATGGGAATCACTGGTGCTCAAGCTGTCCGGAAGATTGCAATCGAACTCACTAAACTTCCGCAAGCATCATCAGGTATCCAGACTGCCATGGACAACATCGGTGACGCAACATACAGATTCAATGTGGCACTAGGTCAAATCATCGCATCGTTTCTATCTGCATTTGGTCCAGACATTATCAAAAGTCTAGAAGTAGCCACCAATTTGATAAAGACTATGGCCACGCAAGGCACTGCCTTAAACATAGTTATGAAGACCTTTATATTGTTAGGTGTAGCAGCGGTCCTTGTCGATGTTGCATCTAAGTTCTCCTTGGTCGCGAAGGCCATTATGGGTGCTGTCGCAGCCATGAAGGCATTGAATGTCGCGGTGATTATTGGTAAAGCAGCAGCAAACCCAGCACTCGCGGCTGCCGCTTTAGCAGCTGCTGCACTGGCCGGATTCGGTGCCTATGCCTTATTCAATGAAATCGATAAGGCACAGCAGGTCGGTAAAACCACAGTCGAAGCCACAGGTGGAGCAGCTGCGGGATTGACACCTCCTACCACGACAGGTATTGGTAAAGCAGCAGAGGCAGCTGCTGGTGCAGCAAAGTCGACCGAAGGCAAGGGCGGTGGTCTAATCAATACAATGATAGACATCGCAACATACGCAGCCAAGATGCAGGCGGCATTTGTGGACATGGCGAAGTCGATGGAAGGTCATCTCTACGAGATCGCGAAGAACACCGGCTCCACTCGAGATCTGCTTGACCTTCGAAAACAGACATTCGGTGGCGGACGCCTGGGCGCGATCGGTGTGACAGCTTCAGAACTTGCAACCGCTGGCAACAACCCAACGAACGTCGGTGGAGTCGGCATTATTCCGCAGACGCTCATCCCTGCTTCGACCGACCTCGAGCGCGCAATGCGTAAGATGATGATTCAAGCTGGACGTCAGAACCTGGTCACTGAAATGAGAAGAATCTAATGGCGACAAACTGGCCGTTACTGGTCGAGGTCGACTGTCCTGAACCACGTCCTGCTTTAGGTCGTGTGTGCGTCGGTGCTGATGGAACATCATGGGACCGACAGAACTCCACTGGATGGTTTGACAGTGTGACCATGACGGCCATGCCAGCGCCTCTTCCTGTCACTGAAGGATGGTCGACCAACTTCGCGGGACTGTATGCGCGTGTGCCACGAAGCGCCTACACGCTCACTACAGGCAGTGTATGGAAGCAGATGGAGGTAAATGCCGCTGGCGATTACTACCTCACCGCAACGACACTCGGCACAGCAAATGCTGAATATGTGGTTACGACTGCGTCGTATGGCGTTAATCAGGGCTGGTACATTTCCGCTTATGTCCCGAACTGGGTCGATGCTTCACCACTACCTATCCTTCGCGTTCAGTGGGGCTACGGTGGAGCGAACACAGTCGAGCTGGTGTTTCGTGCGAACGGCTCCTGCATCGTTTACAAGAATGGCATCCAAAAAGGTGTCTACGACCAGTCTGACACGAACAAGACGCCAGGACGAAGCGTCACAAGCGCGAGTGCAGTAGGACAGCGAAACATCGCGCTGATGATGATTCCGTTCAAGCGTCGCGAGCTGCTTGTGACTTCGACATTCGGCGCTAACTTCTCACACCTTTTCGAGGATGTGCTTGACACTCCTGGACAAACCATCGTGCCATCCGGCAGCTTCGCCTGGAAGGTTCCTTATGGGCGACCGACTGTGCAGATTGCACCGATTGCATATGAGACCACTGGCGTGTTCTACTCGAAGCCGATCAAGCTGCGCTATGCTCCCCCGACTGGTGCGACCTTCGTGGGAACTGTCTGGTCTGACGTGGTTGGAACATCCACCGGAAGCATCACAGAAACTGTCAGCGTGACAACGTCAGCAGGTGGCACGTATACACCTAATGGAGTCATAGACACGGTCCGGCTCAAGCTCGAGGTCACGACACCATCGCCATACACGCGCACCTCTGGTGTGGCGGCATCGATGGCGACGTATACGCCAGCTGCAACAGCGACAGCGAACCAACCTGTGGACATCACAGAGTACATCGACGACCTGGTGCTGTCGGTCGATGAGACGTCCAGAACAACGCTGAAGATGAGCGCCAGGCGTGGAGCACTTGAGACTGCTGGAGTTCAACAGCCACAGATCACATCGGACCGTCCGATTCGTGTGGCGATCTCGAACAGCGCAACACCGACACCGGCATACATCGACATATTCCGAGGCACACTGGCGCCTCCGCAGATTCAGTATGAGCAAGCAGATCTGTCGCAGAACTTCAGCAAACT